AACAAATACGTCCAGACCGATTTCACGCCCTACCAGAACGCGGCCTACCGCGAGGCCGACGGCCGCGACCTGTACACGAACATCGATTTCCCGTTCACGGAGTCGCTGCAGCGCGTGACCAACCTGGCGCGCATCTTCACCGAGGACCAGCGCAACGGCTTCACCATCAAGGCCGAGTTCAGCCTGAAGGCCTGGCCACTGAAGGTGGGGCAGCGCATCACCTTCACGAGCGCCTTCCTCGGGCAGGCGGCCAAGGTCTATCGGGTCACGGACAAAAGCTACGCGCCCAACTCCGCCGTGCAGCTGTCGTTGAAAGAAGACGACGCGAGCATCTGGGACTTCGCCGACGCGGTGGTCCTGGACAGCACGCCGAACAGCGACCTGCCGGATCCGTGGAAGGTCGACCAGCTCGAATCGATCTCGTGCACGTCGGGCGAGTCGACGCTGCTGCGCCAGGCCGACGGATCGACCGTGCCGCGCATCCTGGTGTCGTGGCCGGCGACGGCGCAGTCGAGCGGCGTTCAGGTCGAGGTCGAGTGGCGCGCGGTGTCGTCGCCCACCTGGGAGCGCACCACGGTGTCGGCCGGCGAGACGCAGGCCTACCTGTCGCCGATCACCCCGGGCTTCTTCTACATCGTGCGCGCGCGCTGCGTGAACCCTTCGCTTGGCGCCCGCTCGGTCGCGATCTCGACGGTCTACCAGGTGGAGGTCTTCACCGCGCTGCCCACGGTGTACAAGTGGTCAGCCACCAAGCCCGCGGCGCCGAGCGGATCGGCGACTCTCCAGTGGAGCACCGGCACGTTCGGCAGCGCGCCGGCCGGCTGGAGCGTGTCGGTACCGGCGGCGCCGGCCGGCGGCGGCGCCTCGCTGTGGGCCGCAACCGTGCCGGTGTCGGACGTCACCGACGTGGCCACCGTGTTCGACTGGGCCAATGCCGAAGTGAGCCTGCGCGAGCAGAACGTCGCGGCCGGCCTGATCGCCGCGCAGGCGGCAGCCGATGCGGCGAACGCGGCAGTCACAGACATGGCGCGCGACGATTTGCTTTCTCCAGCGGAAAAGCCGGCGGAGAACCTGCGCTGGATCGCCATCGTTGGCGAGCGGCCAGGGATCGATGCCCAGGCTGCCGCGCTCGGTGTCACCACGGAACGTACCGCCTACACGAACGCCTATAACGCGCTCAACACCTACATCACCGGACTGGGCGCCGGCTTCGCAACCATCCCGGGATCGTCGATCAGCATCGTCGGCGCCACGTACCGGACCAACTTCAAGAACTACTACGACGCGAAACAGACCTTGCTCAATGCCATGGCAGCGAAGGCGGCCATGGCGCCGGGCCTCGATGTCGGCATCGCGCGCAACAAGCTGGCCAACAGCGCGCCGGGGACCCTGGCCGGGTACTCGGTCGAAACTTCCCTGGCGCTGGAGGGCGGTGGGGTGCGAGTGGCACAGCGGAATGACCCGCTGGCGGTCTATTCGCCGAATATGTCCGCTGTCTATATTCATGCGCTGGGTACGCCCGCTGCGAATGTGGGCGCAGATCTGTTTATTAACAGGCAGAACATGTCGCCTGTATTTCCGGGTGTGCGATATGAGATCGGCATCAGCATCAGCGCCCACCGCTGTTCCGGCCGCGCAGCCGTCGGCTGGTTCAACGCGAACAAGCAGTTCATCAGTTACGACATCGGCAACGTCATCACGAATACGCTGGCGACCTACACCACGGTTCCGTTCCCGCGATCGACGCTGTTTGCCAAAGCGCCTGCCGGCGCGGCATTTGCTGCGGTGTACGCCACGATGATCACCATCGGCAGCAACGACCCGTACCTGTTCGCGTCCCAGTACTACATGGGCGAAGCAACGCCGGCGCAGACGGTGCTGACGCAGTGGGTAGAGGGCGCGCCGTCCGACACCCGCGACCTTGGCTACCTGGGAGACCTGAACGCGACGGTCGGCGCGCCAGTCGGCACCAACGTGGCGGGCGTGCCAGCGGAGACGGTAGTGGCGAAGGCGAACAATGCTGTGGCCACCACGCCAGGGTTTGCGCTTAATCCTGTTGTCGACAGCGACATTGTTGGACCAGCGAACAGCACGTTGGCCGCTGGCTTCAGCGTCAACCCGACCGGCTACACCGGATCGTACAGCGTGAGGTGGATGCTCACCTCAAGGTCAGGGCGCCCCACTCAGGGGCCATTTCTCAGCAACGCTTCAGGCAATCAAACTGGCGTTTCAGCGACCGGCACGACCGGTACCGTGTCGTTTCAGATCACGGTCATTGTTACCCACAGCAACGGGTTGACGGCCACTGAGACGTTCCAGTCGTCGCTCACTTTCGGGAATCTATGATGCTCGTATCAAGAATCTACGGCTTGATCGTTGCCGGGTGCGTGACGCAGGCCACCGTGCGGGTCGAGGTGGAGGAGGGGCCGCCGCCGCCAGCGCCAGGTGGTGGCGACTGGCGCGTTCTTCCTGGTGCTATCAACTGGGCCGCGCCGCATGGCGCGCGCTTGAAGTGGATCGACTTCGGCGTGATGCCGGAATGGGAGCCGCCCGCACTCGCCGGCTTGCAGGAGGCAGCAATCGCCAAGACCTACACAGACGTCGATGCCGTCTACGACATCGCCATCGGACGGCGAGCCGTCGAGTATCAGCTAGCGGAGGCCGCGGCGCGCGACTACCTGGTGGCCATGCCGGCACCGGCAGTCGTGTCCGAATACATCACGGCGCACGCCAAGAACAACCCGACCGGCCTGCAGCAGACGAACGAATGGGCCGCGCGGCAGATCATCGAGCGCGCCGACGCGTTCCGCTGGGCGGCGCTGCAGATGCGCAGCGTCCGGTTCGCCCGCCAGGCGGACATGCGCGCCGCCGCCACAATCGAAGAACTGGCAGCGGCCGTAGCCAAGTGGGAAGAGTTTCTCACCTGGCTGCGGTCAACGCTCGACCTGTAGTCCAACCCCAGAAAGGAATACCAGATGGACAAACGTCCAGGCATTGTCACGCTCCGCTTTACCTCGCGCTGGCCCTACAACCCGATGAGCCTGGCCATCGCCACGCTGACCGGCTCGCGCTTCTTCAGTCACGTGGTGGCGATCATCGACGACCGTGCCTATGAGGCATCGATGACGCACGGCTGCCGGGCCTGCCCGGTGGTCGACATCATGAAGGGCATCGTTCGCTACCAGGACATGACGGTAACCGTGCCCGACATCGAAGTGGCGCGCGCGTTCGCCGAGGCGCAGGACGGCAAGCCTTACGACTTCGCCGGCGCCCTGGCCCTGCCGCTGCTCAAGTCCGACGACTGGAACAACGACAGCAAGTGGTGGTGCAGCGAGCTGGTGTTCGCGCTGGTGATGGCCGGCGGCGTCACGCTGCTGGATCCGGACGAGATGCACCGCGTCACGCCGAACGATCTGTTCCAGTGCTTCCACCCCAAGTCCCAGATGATGCGCGCCTGATCGGCGTGCACGCCCACCAGGCCGCCACGAGCGGCTTTTTTACGCCCAACGGAAAGGCACCAATGATCGAAAAACCTCCGCACCAACCTGGCGCCGTCGGCGACTGGGCCAGCGTCCTCCCCTGGGTCTGGATCGTCATCCTGTCCCTGCTCGGCGGCGTGGCCGCGTTCGTCCGCAAGATGCGCGCCAACCACGTTCGCGTTTGGAACTTCACCGAGCTGACCGGCGAGATCGTGATCTCGGGCCTGGCGGGCCTGGTCATCGCCCACCTGTGCCAGTGGCGCGAATTCCCCATGTCGCTGACGTATGCCCTCACCGGCATCGGCGCCCACATGGGTAGCCGCTCGCTGTTCAAGCTCGAGGCAATCCTCGACGCCAAATTCCCCGCATCGAAAGGAGACGACAATGCCGCCTAACGCTTTCATCGCCATGTTGCTGCCGGCCGCCCAGGCCCTGCAGCGCGCCCACGGCATCCCCGCCAGCCTCACCCTGGCCCAAGCCGCCCTCGAAACCGGCTGGGGCGAGCGTGCGCCAGGGAACAACCTGTTCGGCATCAAAGCAGACGCTTCCTGGAAGGGCAAGGCTGTCGGCGTGACCACGCACGAAGTCCTCAAGGGGGAGCGCGTCAAGATGGTGTGCCAGTTCCGTGCGTACGCAACCCTGTCCGACAGCGTCGCCGACCGCGCCGACTTCTTCCTTAAGAACAAGCGCTACGCCGGCTGCTTCAAGCAGAAAGGGGGCGAAGCCTGGGCACACGCCGTGGCCGATGCTGGCTATGCCACGGACCCGAACTACGCCAAGAGCCTGATCGCCATCATGCGCGGCCGGAACATGGCGCAGTACGACATCCTGTCGCCGGTGAAGGCATGAGCGCGCTTGAGCGGCTGGCGGCCGCCGTCATGCTGGTGCTTGTCCTGCTGGTGGCCAGCGTGCTGGGCGTGCGCCACTACGGCGCCGCGCGGCACCAGGCCGGCCACAACGCAGCGGTTGCCGCTGGCAAGGCCCAATACGACCGCGATCTGGCGGCCGCCCATAAAACCGAGTCGGACCTGCGCGCCCAGCTGGCGGCGCGAGACGCTGACGCTTTCAAAAAGGAACAGGAACATGCTGCATCCCTCGAAGTTGCTCAGCGTCGCGTGCGCGCTGGCATTGACAGCCTGCGCTGCCCCAGCAGCGTACCAGCCGGCGCCGCGTCCGATGATCGACCCGTTGCCGGCGGAACTCCGGCTGACGGAGCAGGACCGGCAATTGTGCCGGAGACTGCTGCTGCGCTTCTCGGCGACGGAGCAGCAATTGCGGGACTCGTGCGGCGATACGCACGACTCGAGCAGCGCTTCGACGAGTGTCAGAGACTGAGCAAGGGGCGCTGATGGACTTCCACCTTGCCACGCCGACGGGCGACATGCTCCTGTTCAGCAGCGAGGATGGGCGGACGGTGCAGGTGCCAGGTGTCCCGGCTGGCAGCGCTGGAGCAATGGCTCCGGATGAGTGCATCGCGACGCAAGAGCCAGCCACGCCTGTGCCCAGCTGATCGCAACCCTTCGTGATCGGTCGTCTGGAGCATTCGCAAATCGATCTAGGGCAAGAAGCGACCGGTAACGAGCGTAGGCACTAGCAGTAAGGGGTGGCATTGGCATATAAACACAATATGCCAGAGCCGCCCCCTCCCTGATTGTATTTACATATTGAGCATAGAGCCTTGGGTTTGATTACCCTACCAAGTGAGCCTAGCCGCATACCGCCGGCGCCGGTTGAGCCTGCTCAGCAGTGCTACACTCGGCGCATGTACGGCAAAGTCAAACGGCTGCGCGACCGCGGCGCCAGACTCACAGATCGCGACATCGCCAAAGCGGCGCACGTCGAGGGCGAAGTCACGGTTGCCGGGCTGGGCTCAGTCCTTGTCGCGCAGGTGCGCGATCCCAACTCGCAGGTCGGCACCGGCCTGCTGCCGCAGCTTTACGAGGCTCGGCTCACCACCATGCACGGTAACAAGATGCTGTTCAAGGGCGAGGAACGGCCGCAGGGCGACGCCGGGCCAGCGTTCGTGCAGGAGTGGGCGGTGGTGGTGGAGTCGCGCTGATCCGAGCACCACTGCCGCCAAGGCTGTACTATTGACGAAACGCGAACTGAGCTAAAACAAGGGCTTACTGAGACGCCCGCGATAACTTTATAGTACAGCGACAGTGGCGTAAGCGTTTGTTCAGAAAGTAGAATCTTCGAAACACTGGATAGCTTCATAGCCTATCGGGGGTTCGAATCCCCCTCTCTCCGCCAGGAATACAAGTGTAAAAAGCCACCCTCGGGTGGCTTTTTTGCATTTGTTTCATGGGGGAGAGAAGCAGGGCCTAAGGCGGTGCAGC